ACAAAGTCACTGTCTTCCCCATAATCCTCAACCCATTGGTTCAGCTTGCGCTTGTCAGTCATCTTGCAATCGCGGCTGTCAATCTGGCGCGTTCTCCATCGGTGCTTGTTCTTGCCGAAACATTCTCTAAACCTTCCAGTGTTCCTTGTAGGATTGCCAAAGGCAAACCACATGGCACCAGGGGTTGTCATGGCACCTTCTGAAACTTCCCAAATACTGCTAGGGATAGCAGATGCCTCATCGTAGAGGACCAGAACGTGTTCACCGTGCTGGCCAGCAAAGGCTTCTGAGTTCTTCTCACTCCAGGGGATAGCAGACACATACCAGGACTCTGGAGATGAAACGTGATAGAACTTAGTCGCGGTCCATTCAAACCAGGACTTAACCAGGGAGCGCTTGTGCCATAAGGCCAACTCTCTCCAGGTCTTAGTCTCCAACTGCTGTTTAGTGTTTGCAGTAACCACTCCGTTTAGATTCTTCTTACAAGACATAGCCCACAAGATAATAAATGCTGACACTGTGCCCTTCCCGATACCGTGGCCCGAAGCAGTTGCACATTGCAGAGCCTCGTTATCACCATTCCTACACCAATCACCTATCGCTGTAAGCAGTTCCGCTTGCCATTCGTCAGGACCGGTATGGCCTTCCAGGTCACCGTGCCCCCAATCGAACACCAACTTCACAAAGCGCAAAGGATCGTCAATACACTTGGCAACCTGGTCCACCAATATATCCCCGCAATCTTTCTGTTTTGTGGCTACTGCTGTCACTCAATTATCTCCGGCTCACCCACACGCTTTAATGCTCTATTCATTTCAAGCACCGTTACATGAAGATTAGCTATGTTGTTTGTTGTGTTGCTGTCCTGGTAAACCCCGGTCTTCTTGTTATAAATATCTATAGCCTTCAGCTTGTCGTATTGCTTAATGCGCTGATACCCGGAACCATCGGCACCGGTCATCAACGTAGACTCCTGGACCGACATCCTTTGCCTGGGAGTCAACTGATCGACAGACTTAGGAATCATCGTCCCGTCCGGCCCTTCAGTGTAGAGATCGCAATTGTTCGTCAAGATCATTCCAGCCAATACTTCGTTCACCATATCTGCGGTAAGCCCAGCATTCTTAAGGCTCTTCTCCAGCGACTTGTCAATTGCCTCTCTAACATCAGGTTTTGTAAGGTTTTCAGCGCCGACAGAACGTGCAGTCTTCTTGCTATACCCAGCGCGAATAGCCGCCTGTGTAGCATTCCTATCCTTACCGTACTCAGCAACGAATACCCTTTGTTTATCAGTTAGTTTCTTCTTTGCACTCATGTTCCCCCACCTTCATTCTCAAGATCGTAATATTCATAAATATAAACAGGTGTTCCATTACCCACCCAGGCACACGCAATATTAAAGTCAAAGAACTCGGTTGCTTCTTCCCGGCTCATGCCATCTCGTTCCATTAACACCGCCAGTATTTTCTCAAATGAATACGCCAGGACATCGACCTCTTCCCCTTCCCTGGTAACCGTAGTCTGGCCAAGAATGGCATCGTCCAACCCGTCCGCCTTAAGCATCAGTACACTCCGCCCGTTTCTGGTCTGACTCTCCACTTAGCCCCGTAAAAATCTTCTTCCCCAGCGTCAGGTGCCTTATCAAATAAATCGACAAGGTCATCACTCCCCATCTCGCGGAAGCGCAATCTTTCCTTCTCCAAGTACCTCGGAACGTAGTCACACTTATCTACCATTTTCGATTTCCACATAACTCTCATCCATTCCAATAGGAATAAAAGGGTCACTAGCACAACCAGGACATTGCCACTCACCGTTGCGCGTAGTCATGTTGCCGTGATAGTTGCAGTGTTCGCACGACATTTGAACTTCAATCATCTCGTCACTCTCATTTAAGTGTTAATCCCGCCATTTCTTACATCTAAGTTTTTCAAAGTCATATTGCACACACTCCCTATTGGTGCGCCTCGACATCCAGTGCCATTCGCCATCACCTGGTCGCCTGAACGCCATTGGGCTATTCTTTGTCAGGTACTGGTGCGCCATCCACCCCGCGTGAGTAATCCATCTCAATTCTTTTGTCCCAACCACCTCAGTAACTGTCTGACAAGCCGGAGCCGGTTTCCAATCCAAAATTTCATAGCGATACGAAATCCCAGGAAACGTAACCACCAGAGTACGGTCACGTTCCGGGGCCCAGCGCAACATCTGCTCCAGCGGCGGAGGAACCATCGGATCATCACCGGCCCCCGCACTCATCGTCACTACCGCTGTGGCCAGTAAACCAAATATCAAAACTATGAAGACGCTGTGCCGTGCTTTCAAAATAAACAGGCTCCCTATACTCTTCTTTAATTAAATTGCCGTGCTTGTCATATGTCCGGCACGGGTAATACAATTGCTTCTCCGGCTTATTCCGATACTCGCGCTTACTCGCATCGTAGACCAGGTGAACCGGATAGTCCGCCCGATCATCTGGACTCTTCATTCGTTAAGGGTGACCGCTTGAGCCTGGTACTTTTCACGCAATCTCTTCTCCTGCACCCACGCCGTCCCAACGCTTTTAAGGTCGCATAACCTATAGTCATAAAATCCGTGATCTCCGAGCGGTTGAACGCACTCAGGTGTTTGCGGTTCGGCATATATCTTAGCGATCCCGCCGCTTGTACAACACGCTGGGAGAATCAAGAGACTTGAGAATATCAGCAGTGTCCTCATCGTGCTTCTTGTCCTGTTCATTGATCTTCTCAACCTTTTCAATACCGTTCTCCTGACTGTCCGCTTTCTCCATCCTTCGCCCAGCGTAAACAGCAAATGCAAAGGCACCAAGCAAAGCTACAATCAAAGCCGTTATCATCACTTCCTGTCGTCCTTATTCTTATCTCTCCAAATGTTCGCTCCACCCGCGTTCAATGCCTTTAATGCGCCATTTATCAGCGGAGTCAACTTGCCAAACCACTCATCGTCAATCTTGGTCGGAGTCCAAAACGTGACCATCTTGCACATCCCAATTACCAGGACCGCAATCTGCATCCAACCAGGTAACGTGTTGTAAACTGTCTGTATCTGTTCCATTATCAAACCTCCGTAATCTGTAATATGAAATAGGCGTATTCCCTCAACCGGTGCATGAACTCCTTAAACGCCATCTTGCTCTGCTCAATGCAATCGTGCCCATAACTTGAACCTGGCATCAGACACCCTTTTGAGTCTGAAACCCTGTTACCAGGGTGAAAGAGGATGTGGGTTCGGTGCCCCTCTTCAACGTCACGCACTTCAAATGTCTCTCCAAAACGCGGGGAAATCCTTCGGTGAGCCTCGTAAATACCAACGGGGATACAGGAAATATTAGGGGTAGTCTTGCCGTCCTCCTGCAATACCAGGGGACGCTCAAGTGTTATGCAGATAGGAGACACGCCATCTTCAAGCAACACTCCATACGTTCCACTTTCAGAAGTGGCGATGCGCTTCAGTTGAATGACCTTGCCCACGTTCTCTTCCACACATCACAAACTACAACAATTGTTACTCATGGAACAGACATTGGCTTCGACCAACCGTTGGTCCGAAAACTTTTTTTATTTTTTTTCAGTTTCCCCTTGACAATGTATGATCATGGTCATATATTAGCAGTATGATGATGAGAGATAAAAATTCAAAGGAGAATAAAGAAATGACAATAAAAGTTAATATTAATTCTTACAACGCAAACCCAGGGGGAGCAACACTATTTTCAGGTTGGTTTAAAACTCTGCACGGTGATGATGCGGAAGTTCCTAGTTTAGGGGCTGGTACTCTTGGTTACGCTGGGAAGATTATCGCAATCGTATGGAAATATCCTGACCGTTCAGATTGGAGAGGAAAAGTATTTCGCTATACCCCAGACTCTGATGCCATTGACGAACCTTTCTGGGTTTCTGGGCGAAGTAAGGGGAAAGTCTTGCAAGCCGCGAAATTCTACCACGGCATAGCGTATTGCAAGGGCGGCGTTGCCCCCACAAAGGAGTCAATAGTAGCGTGGTAAAAACTAACAGGGGGTTCGCCCCCTCAACTGGGAGAAATGAGATGACTAAAACAATCCTATCTTTATTTGATCACTCTGGGGCATGGTCACAACCTTATGTTGATGCTGGCTACGATGTGATATGCCTGGACAAGCAAATTGAGGGGATTGATATCTCAGATTTTTGTGTCGAGTATATCGCCGAAGAACTAGAACTACCGCCTTTCGTTCATGGCATTTTAGCCGCAGTCCCTTGCACCGAGTTTGCTTGTAGTGGGGCGAGATGGTTTAGCGAGAAGGACAAGGATGGGCGCACCGCAAAGGCAATCGACCTGGTCGAGAAAACTTTAGCGACCGTTGAATATTATTCCTGGGATGGCGGCGATGAGGAAACTGAAGAATTTGGATTAAAGTTTTGGGCAATCGAAAATCCGGTCGGGCGCATGAACACGCTCACTCCGGTTATGAAGAACTTTGGTCCCTGGTACTTCCAGCCTTGTGACTACGGCGATCCTTATACAAAGAAAACAGGATTGTGGGGCGAGTTCAATCGCAACCTAAAACTCAATCCAGTTGAGCCAACCCTGGGATCAAAGATGCATAACATTCCCCCAGGACCAGA